TTGATTGTCGTACCACTTGGTCTGTCCCTTATTTTCACTAACTGTGGTTGTGAGATAGCCTGAAAGGTTGACTACGAACTCAGCATTGTCGGCAATGAGTGGACGTAGTTGGCTGATGATGTCTGGGTCTGTGAATGTGACCTGACGAGATGCGATGAAACGGCTACGTAATACGCCGTCTGGAGTGTACTCCGTTTGACGTGATTGAACGATGCCTTTGACTACGTTGCCATAGTCACGAACTGACTTGAGTAGAGCGTTGTTGAAGGTGAAACTGTTTACTTTGTTCATTGGTTAGTCTCCTTATACTTTTTGTCGGGCGGATACCCGTCACCTGTGACGGGTACGCACTTGGTTAGATTAGTTACAGTTTGGGCACTTGATAGCCCTGTTGTGTAGATAGTGGCAGGAATCGCAGACGGTTTCATTGGCTGTAACCGTGAGACTTGTCTCAAGGTCATACAGCCTGTCTGCGATGAGGGATATAGGGTCAAGGAACTCATACCTTTCTTCTACGACGGAACCGTCCATTTGGACGGCGGGACGTCGTAGTTTGGTGACTGAACCTATCCAGTCGTGACCGCTCTCCGCGTCGCTTGCGACGGAGAGTGGTCTTGGCTCTGCTACAGAGCCACCGTTTGCTACAGTTCTATCGGGCACAGCCCTTAGAACTGTTCCACGGAACGTGGAAACGTAGTAATCTTCAGACTCATCAACAATCTGATGAGCCTGATAAATGTCACGACTGTCACGTTCTTCTTGGCAGTCGGGACATAGTTCGGTTAACGCTTGGCATTGATAGCACATATTTTGGATAGTAATGCCGTTGCTTTCTGTATTCATAATTACCTTTCTGTCCCAACCCAGCGTTGAGACGCCGAATTGATAATCTGCCTGTCACTGAGGGCTTTAGCCCGAGGCTAGAGGGTTGGTGGGGACCCGCTTTAGCGGGGCGGAGACCGCCCTTGACAGAGCAGATTACAATGAAGGCACCGTAGGAGCACGAGCCTGACGACGGCGTTGTGCGCTTCAAGGCGCACCGACGGCGTGGCGAGAGCAGGGCGCCTTGAGTGTGGCTGCGTGAGCCCTGTCTTTTAGGGCGAACGCTGACAAGCGAGGTGACTACCGAGCGTCACGAGACCGCGGTTCACCGCGGGCGGGCGCTTGCGGTGCGACGCTTAAAGCGAACACGATAGACCCAAAAGGTCTAGCGTGAAGCGGTGCGTTCTGTACTGACCACACGGGAAGCACTGAGCCGTAGGCAATTGGCTCTGCCAATTCAGATTTTATTTTATAGGTCCGAGCCCCAGCAACTGTATTATTAAGGGCGAGGAGATAGACTGCCTACCAGTCTCCCACCAGACTGTAGCAGTACGGCGACAGCCAAACAGGATGGGGTCTGAATGACCCCAGACTGTTTAAATCTGTGCTGTTATAGTATGAGTAACTACAGAAACTATTTTCCCGTACAAACCCTATGCCCCTGCACTGTCCTATTATGTCCTATTTTAGATAGCCTATTCTGTGAGTTAGGTAACACTTTGCCAAAAAAGCGTTCGGAATGGCTGTTTGAACGGATTAATAGATAGTAGGGACTATTTATAGTCCCGTACAGTAGCAAGCCCTTAAGGCTTGCGTTACAGACTGTATCTACTATCTGTTTCTAACTGTCTGTTCTGACTGTACTGACTATTGTAGATGGGACAGTTCTGTGACTTTTCAGAAGGCTAACAATCCTAGGACAAAGGCTATGGCTGAAGCCAAGGCTAAAGTTCTAGCCCTTGTAGCCGAGGGTATGTCTGTACACAGGGCTATGGAGCAGTTGGGCAAAAAGCCCGACACTGTTCGCATCTGGATGATGCGAGATAAAGAATTTGCCGCTAATCTGGCTGAGGCAAAGGAGAACGCCAAAGAGCGTTCCATTAAGGCTTTGGGGATTGCCCGTGAAGATATTTCCTTCCCGCAGTTCTCTGAAATGTTTTTAGACCAGAGGGTCTTTCCCCACCATCAGGACTGGGTAGACCTACTGGAAGATAGGGAGCCTTCCTGGCTACACCCTAATATGATTTATGAGAAGGGCGACCCAAACCGCCTACTCATAAACGTGCCACCTGAGCACGCTAAGTCCACCGTGATAACGGTGAACTACTCTACTTACCGCATCGCACTCAATCCCAACGTTAGAATCATCGTAGTTTCTAAGACGCTTATCAAAGCACGGGAATTCGTGTACGCAATTAAACAAAGGTTAAGCCACCCGCGCTGGTTGAAGTTGCAGACAACATTCGGACCAGAAGGGGGATGGAAAGAAGACTCTGATACCTGGCGTGTTGATACCGTCTACTTGGGAAGCGATGCCCGTAATTCATCGGAAAAAGACCCGACTATTCAGGCACTCGGTATGGGGGGTCAAATCTACGGTGCCCGTGCCGACCTCATCATTCTGGACGACTGCATTACTACCGCTAACGCTCACGAGTATGAGAAGCAGATTAACTGGCTACAAAAAGAAGTTATTACCCGTCTTGGCAAAAATGGTAAATTGCTAGTAGTAGGGACAAGAATTGCGCCGACAGACTTTTATAAGGAACTCCGTGACCCGAAGCATTGGTCAGGGGGCAAAAGCCCATTTACGTATATGGGTATGCCTGCTGTTCTGGAGTATGGGGAGAAGACGAAAGACTGGGTTACCCTCTGGGCAAAGTCGGACACTCCGTGGGATGGCGATGATGAGACACCTGACGAGCAAGGGCTATACCCGAAATGGGACGGACCGACATTAGCCAGACGTAGAGGAGAAGTGACTCCATCTACGTGGGCACTGGTCTACCAGCAAGAAGATGTCACAGAAGACTCAATCTTCCCGCCTGAGTTGGTACAAGGTTCTATCAACGGAATGCGTAAACGTGGCAATCTACGTCCTGGTGCTGCAGGACATCCTAACGCTGTTGAAGGTTACACCGTCATAGGCTTTGACCCTGCTATGTCTGGTAATGCTGCTTTTGTTGCTATGACCTATAACAGACACGATGGCAAGATTTATGTGCTGGACTGCCTGAATATGGCAGAACCAACACCACAAAAGATTAGGCAAGCAATTGAAGATTTTACGTTGGCGTATAAACCGCAAGAGTTCCGAGTTGAAATCAACGCACACCAAAAAGCGTACTCCCTTGACGACGACCTACGAAACTGGCTTGCTTCTCACGGTGTACGACTTAATTCTCACTTCACAGGCAAAAACAAATGGGACACAAACTTTGGAGTTGCCTCAATGTCAACGCTGTTCGGAACTTCTCGTGACGGAAAGTTTCAGAAAAACAACATCCTTGAACTCCCAAGTACTGAATCTTCTGAGGGGCTTAAGGCTTTAGTTCAACAACTTATAACCTGGAAGCCTGATACCAGAGGTAAGACTGACTGTGTAATGGCGTTATGGTTTGGTGTTATTCGCTGTCGTGAATTTATGCAGCAAAACTCTAACGTGCAAAGGTGGGCTAATAACCGCTGGGCAACAAGAGCGCAGAAAGAACGACGAATAAGTATTAATCTAGATGAAGCCTTTGCAGAGCAATGGCAACAGACATACGGATAGGAAACAGATGCTGTCAATAGAACAAATCTCGGCACGTGTAGAAAATCTACGTGAACGTGCTGCTGAGCGTGACTCACGCCAACAAGACGTTCTTGCTGTCCGTAAAGGACAGATTGCAACTGTCTATCCAGATTTTTTTCCTGAAGGTGTAGATGCCAATGTCGTTGCAAATTTTATTGATATTGTTGCAAGAGACTTATCGGAAGTTATGGCGCCTTTGCCGTCAGTCAACTGTTCCGCGGCGAATCAGGCTAATGACCGCGCTCGCAAATTTGCTGATACACGTACTCGCATTGCTACTAACTATTTTGCTCATTCGGACTTACAAGTCCAGATGTACACAGGCGCAGACCTCTACATCACATTCGGTTTCGTTCCATTCGTTATAGAGTTGGACGAAGAAGCAGGGCTGCCGCGTATCCGTATAGAAAACCCAGTGGGCGCTTACCCAGAGTTTGACCGCTATGGACGCTGCATTGCCTTTGCAAAACGCTACTATATGGCAGCAGGAGAACTAGCATCACAGTTCCCTGAGTATGCACATATTCTCCTTGGCAAAGAAATGTACAAGGGCGATATGAATTACCAGTTAGAAGTTGTTCGTTATTATGATGAACAGCAATCTATCTTGTATGTGCCAGAACGCAACAACCTAGTTCTATCACAAGCCAAGAACCCAATTGGCAAGATGATGGTAGTTGTAGCACGCCGTCCTTCTATTGACGGCGAGATGCGTGGACAGTTTGATGACGTGCTCGGTATTCAGTTGCTTCGCAACAGGTTCGCATTACTTGCGATGGAAGCAGCGGAAAAATCCGTACAAGCACCAATTGTTCTACCGCAAGATGTTAACGAAATGGAGATGGGTGGAGATGCGATTATTCGCACCGCCAACCCAGCAGGTGTACGCCGTGTAGACCTTAACATTCCACCTGGAGCATTTACTGAACAACAGTTACTTCAACAAGAACTTAGAACAGGCACACGCTATCCAGAGGGACGTACTGGAAACATTGATGCCAGCATCATCACGGGACAAGGTGTGCAGGCACTTATGGGAGGCTTTGACACACAGGTCAAGTCTGCTCAGGCTATCTTTGCTTCAGCGTTACGAGATGTTATCTCTGTCTGCTTTGAAGTTGATGAGAAGTTTTTTGATTATGAAAAGACTATCCGTGGTGTAGATGCTGGTAGCCCGTACCAGATTACATACAAACCAGCAAAAGACATTAAGAAAGATTATTCTGCTGATGTTCGCTACGGAATGCTTGCAGGACTTAATCCTGCACAGGGTCTTATCTTTATGTTACAAGCACTTGGTGGCGGTTTAATTTCTACAGATTTGGCTATGCGTGAACTACCCTTTGGTATTAACGTAACGCAGGAACAAGAGAAGATTGAGATTGAGAATATGCGTAAGTCGCTAGTGCAATCTCTACAAGCCTATACACAAGCCATTCCACAAATGGCTGTGCAGGGTGGGGACCCATCTATGGTAATCAAAAAGGTGGCTGACGTAATCAAAGCACGCCAGAAAGGCGTGGCTATTGAAGACGCAGTTGAAGAAGTGTTCGCACCAGAATTACCTCCTGCTGGCGCTCCACAGGTTGAGCAACCGTCCCCTGCTCCCGCTGCGCCAGTGGGAGGCGCTCCTCAAGGGGCAGCACCAGAAGCAGCGCCATCTCTACAAAGTTTATTATCTAACTTAACATTAGGTGGTCAGGCTAGCGCTAGTGCACGAACTGTAACTCGGAGGTAGTAATGCCAGCGCGTAAGAGAGTGAACAAAAAGGCTAAGCCACAACCAAAGCGCAAAAGAACGACTAAAGAGCCCGTACTAGTAAAGATTGATTTTTGGGCTATTGCCGCAAAAGAAGTTTATGACGCTTGTGTTCGTGCAGGATTTGATGAAGGTACTGCAATGGCATTTGCTATGGATAGGTCAAGTTATCCTGATTGGATAGTAGACCCTTTAGACCCAATTAAAAACCCGTTGGATGATTTTGAGGAGGATGACGATTAATGGCAGGAGTTGGCGGTTATCAAGCACCTACTAATCCAGCAGTTGTATCTGGTCCTGGTTCACTAAGCAAACGTACCGATGGTTCACCTTCGCAACCTGCTACATATATTTCAGGATTGCCATATGGACAAGGTGAAGCAACATACAATCAACAAACCGCAGCACCTATGGCTGAGGTAACAGAAATACCACAACGTCCTCTTAAACCTATTGTTGGATTAAATGAACCAACTCAATTTAAAGACGAACCAATTTCTTTTGGTGCTGATTGGGGTGCTGGTCCTGGTCTTAGTAGTGTAGTTTCACAGGCTCCATCTTTATTGCAGACTGTAGAAAAAGCAATGCAGTATGACAATAGTGGTGTAATGGAATTTCTATACAATAAGTTGAATAAATAACCTATGTCAATTAGAGACTTTGTTCCCGTTACTATTAATGTGGAGACATTACAAAATTCTCCCGAACTTATCCAGGTTCGTACCGCTGGCAACTGGACGCCAGAAGAAAGTGCTACTTTAAACTCATTAGAAAAACTAATGAACTTAAATTCATTTTTATCTTCTGACCCAGACCTTCGGGCAGCACGGGATAGTTTTGCACGCCTTAGTCCAGTAATTCAAAGAGGTTTATTGGATATTAACCCAGAGGCTGAGTATGCAAAACCTGACAAAAGTTTCTTACAAAAAGTATTTTCTAAAGAAAATAATTATCTGCTTCAATTAATATCTGACCCACTACGTACTTTGAACAAAGTTGGTAGTGCTTGGATTGGGGCTGTTGAAAATACTGCCCTTAATCTTATGAACGTTGCAGATAAGCAACGTGAAGTTGTCAGAGCAGCAATGGGAGAACCGTCTGCTCTAGAACAAATAACAAGTAAAGACTTTTGGAAAGATGGTTGGAATGGTTACAATAAATGGAACCAACCAGGTATTGAAAAATTAGATGAAGAATATAATAACGCTACTGGTGTATTAGCCCGTGGTATTATAGACGGTAAAAGTTATTATGAAATTTTTAAAGAGTATGGAGCCATTGATGATGATATGGCTAATGCTTTCTTTAAAGTTGGAACTCCAGAATTTCAAGAAGTAATAGATAGATACCGTAGTAAGAAAATTAATCTAGGTACTCTTATTACAGACTGGGCTAATGGATTTGCTCCCTTTAAAGAAAATCCAACAACTCAAGACACTATTAAAGATACTTTAGCATCTGCGGTTTTATCTATTGGTGGTATGCGTGGTGTTAAGCGTAATGAAAAAACTGGTGAGTTTGAGACTGAAAAGTTGTTTGGTCAGGGATATGGTGACCCTTCTACAGGATTAGATATTGCTGCTACGTTTTATATTGACCCATTGACCTATATGACTATGGGTGGCAGCCGTAGTCTTAATGCTATGAAGGCTGCAAGAACTGCAGAAGAATTAGCCAATGCTGTGGACTTGCAGACAAAAGTAGCACGACTAGATGATTTATTTAAGGAACCACAGTGGGTTGCAAAGAATGAATCTTTTATTCAAGACGTTAACGTTTATCGTGATGCTTTAGATAATAAAGAAACAATTGCTGCAGCCAATGCTCGGTTAAAGATTTCTTTAGACCATCCTGAATATGATGATGATGTATTGCTTGGTATTTTAACCAAGGCTACCGTTAAAAAAGAAGGCGAAGAAGTACTAGTTACTGACTTAGATACTTATAAATCTTTCCTTGAAACTGGTGAATATACCAACTATATCATCAATGGTAAAGTAAATAATCTACTTACTATGCGTGAAGAAAGCGTTGCGCTTCAAAATCGTCAACGCCGTATGGTCAATGGTATGCGTAGTACTGCTACAAAAATTTTTCAGGGACTAGATAGAGATGTAGTAATTGGTAAAAAACAACTGGATGAGCAGACTGTTAAAAATTGGACAGATATAGAGCAAGAAATTCTTAAGCGTCCTACCATTGCGCCAGATGAGGCTGTAACTCCAGAGATATTAGCCGAGATAGAACGTAATGAAACTTTATTACAGTCTTTAACTAAGCCTAAAAAGTACCAAGCAAAAGAATTAAACCGCGCTTTTGGTGAATTATTGGCACGTATGCCTTCTCAAGGCGCTCAAATTTTTTGGTCAGATGCTTTAGTTGATAAAGGTTTACCATTTTTCCGTGACTATGCTCGGTTAGTTACGGGCGACAAGATGCGTGCTGAGTTTCTTGCCCAGTTATATAAGAAAAGTTCTGTTACTGACAGAATTAATATTATGTTTAACTTGGATAAAATCTATCTGGACTCTATTGGGGCTGCTTTTACAGCCGAAGGTTTGGCTTATCGCAACTCTGTATTGCAGGGTAGGTATATGCCAGAGAAAACTGCCAGCATAGTTGACTACACTGTAGAAACTTCTGATGTTTTTAAAGCCTATGATGACGTAAATCCTATTCCACCAGGACCTTCTGCTTTATTTCATACCACAGAAGGTATAACACTATTACCTTTTGATACTGTCATTAAAGATATTTAT